CTTTGCTTTTTTAAGTGGTGAGCTATCTTACTTCGCAAAAAGTAACATTCAAAATAGTGTGTTCCCATCATTTGCTATGATGTTCCCTAAGAGACCACAGTCTGAGGAGGAAAAACACATGATCAAGGAAACTATTGACCGCCTTAAGGGTGCAGCTAATGCAGGAAAAGCTGTAGCATTTTTTGCTAACTCAGCGGACCAACTTCCAAAGATAGAAAGCCTGCCTACTAATGACAATGATAAGCTATTTCATGAGGCATCTGCATTGAATACTGAGCAGATTTGCTTTGCTCATACTATTGACCCTATCTTGTTAGGGGTGCGTACATCCGGTAGCCTGGGTAATGGCAGTGACATCAAACAGGCCTATGTGATATTTGAGAAAAATGTAGTAATGGAGCTACGTATGCAAATCACTACGATATTTAATGAGCTATTGACCATTGCTAAAATCCCTGCAGATTTCACAATCAACAACTTCCAAATCATCAACGAGACAATCGTAGAGCTTGAAGGTGAAAGTTCAAAGACCAATGATGCATTAAATAGCTTGAGTCCATTAGTAGCTACAAAGGTACTTGAGACCATGACCATCAATGAGATTCGAGCATTGGCTTCGTTACCACCTGTAGATGGTGGAGATGTTACACAAGCAGCAGCAACAGCAGCAGCACAAACACCTGTAGTATAATGTTGTATTTTATCACTGAAACCTACCTTAAGACTAACACACCTATCACAGCCAATGTAGATGTGACTGATGTTACCCCATACATAGCAACTCAGAGTGCATTGAGGATACAGCCAATACTTGGCACAGTGTTCTACAATCACATGCTAACTGCATACAACAATCAGACACTTACACCGGATGAGATTGACCTAGTAGAGTTCATTCAGCCGGTCATTGCCTGGAGAAGTGCAGAAGATGCGGTATTTGGATTGACGTATCAGCTAAAAAACAAAGGACTTCAGACTCAAAATGGTGATTATTCTGCAAGCGTATCACGTAATGAGGTAGCTTTTGGCATGGAACACTATGCACAAAAGGCATCATTCTTTGAGCAACGTCTAATCAGATGGCTATTAGCTAACAGAAATCTGTTCCCTATATTTATTAGTACCACTAACATGGATACTGATCTAAGACCAATGTTCAATCATTGCTCATGCATCAATCAGTATCAAACAACTTGCATAGGTATGTGTGGTAACCTAAGAGAAAACGGATACAATAACAGCATCCTTATCTTATAATGGAGTCACAGGTAGCTATCTTACTAAAAACAATGCAGGCTAACTGGATTAAATTGTTAGCTACTATAAGTGCATTCTTAATGCCAATATCAGGACTGCTATTTTTGGTAGGGTTTGTTATCGTACTTGATACTATCACAGGTGTATGGAAGTCAATAAAAAACAAAACAAAGATAACTAGCAGGGGCCTCAGTGCAATCATTAGCAAGATGCTACTTTATGAGGTAACTGTTATCCTATTCTATATGATAGATCACTTTATCCTTAACAATATCATACTTCAGTTCTTTTCAGTACAGTTGTTACTCACTAAGATACTTGCACTCATCCTGATTAGCATTGAAGTAATGAGCATTAACGAGAACTATAAAGCAGTAAAAGGGCTTGACCTATGGCAGGCTATGAAAAATCTTTTCGCTAGAGCTAAGGATATAAAAAAGGAAGTAGATGAAATTAGACACAACCAAGATATTACAGGAACGCCTATCTAATGCACAGTACTTCCATGAGGAGTCTGAGAAAAAACAAATCTATTTACACCATACAGCAGGCAACGGGAACCCAGTAGCTGTATCACGTTGGTGGAATAGCAACGGAGATAGAATAGCTACTGCATTTGTGGTAGGTGAGAAGGGAACCATTGTACAGTGCTTCAGCTCCAGGCACTGGGCTTACCATCTTGGTATAGATTCTCAAGATTTCTCAGTGCATGGACTCAAGTACCAAAACTTAAACAAGCTAAGTGTAGGTATTGAGGTGTGTAACTGGGGTCCATTAAAGCTAAGAGATGGAAAGTACTACAACTATGTCAAGAGTATTGTAGACCCATCCATGGTCACTACATTAGATGCACCATACAAGGGTAACATCCATTGGTATAAGTATACGGATGAGCAAATTGAAAGCACTCGACAGTTGGTAGAATATTTATGCGATACCTATGACATTCCCAAGGCTTACCGGTCAGAGATATTTAGCATTGATAAGGAAGCATTCAAAAGTACTCCTGGTATTTATACACATAACAGTGTTAGAAAAGACAAGGCGGATATTTACCCATGCCCTCGAATGATTAAGATGTTACAAAGCCTATAGCACATGAGACTTTCAATAATTATTTTGTCGCTAGTTTTTACTATATTTGCGACATCCTGCTCCGCTCCTAAGAGAGCTCAATGGCACTATAAGAAAGCGTTAAAAAATGGCCTGCAGTTAGTACAGGATAGTGATACCATTCGGATAACTACCATTGACAGCTTTGCAGTGATACGAAATGATACGATTGTATGGGAGAAATTCTATACCACTAAGGATACGGTAGTATATTTTAAGAATGTGTACGTTCCAAAGACTAGATGGCAAACACGAATAGAGTATAAAGAACGGGTCAAGACATTAAAGATAAAAGGAGATACTCAGTGGAAAACAGCTAAGGCAAAGCAAGTAGTTAAATACAGATGGGCATGGTGGCCTATTGTTATTTCGTTTATTTTAGGTATATTGCTCCGTTTTTTAATTCAAAAGGGGCTGCTAGATAGAATAGCCCTGCTATTCAAGCTATGAGAAAAAGACTATTTTATGACATTGAGACCTCTTTCAATGTCGGAGTATTCTGGAGGACAGGATACAACTTAACAATTAACCCAGGTGATATCATTCATGAACGTGCGATCATCTGCATCTGCTATAAATGGGAAGGTGAGGATGAAATTCACAGTCTAACATGGTCCAAAAATCAGAGTGATAAGAAAATGATAGAGCAATTCGTCAAAGTTTTAGCTCAAGCCGATGAAATAGTAGCTCACAATGGTGATAGGTTTGACCTCAAATGGATACGCACAAGGGCTTTATTTCATGGTATTCAGTTTATGCCATCACCCAAGACTATAGACACGCTTAAATGGGCTAAAAAGTACTTCAATTTTAATAGCAACAAGCTTGACTATATAGCTAAGTTACTTAAGGTAGGTGCTAAGATGGATACTGGAGGCTTAGATCTATGGAAAGATATAGTATTTCGCAAAGACCAGGAAGCCCTGGATAAAATGGTAGCCTATTGCAAGATGGATGTGGAGGTACTTGAGGCAGTATTTGAAAAGCTTAACAGCTATACCCTTGCAAATCATAACTATGCAGTACAGCATGGAGGTGATAAGTATGAATGTCCTGAATGTGGAGCTGCTAACTTCCGATATAATAAAAAAGTAGTTACTACTGCCGGTACAGTACATCATTGGCTTAAATGTAAAGAATGCAATAAGCATCATAAAATTAATCACCTGGTATTCACTAAGTATCAGGAATATCTCTACAAGCGTAAGTCTATAGCCTGATTTTTGCGGAGATTATTAAGCCTATAAGCTGCATTCCTTATTTAGAATGATTATAAATTGTGGAAAATTATGCATAATTGTTTGCATATATGAAACTATTTGTATCTTTGTCAGGTATTAACACTTAAAAATTTAGTTATGATAGACACAATTAAAGATTATGAGCAGGAACTTAGAGCTGCTTATGAAGAAATGAGAGATGCATTTGGTGCATCTGATTCAGCTACTCAAAATGCATTCAGAGAGTGGTTAATTATGGATGAATTACTAACCCGTTTAAACTTACAAGATGAAGAATAAAATACTAAACGATATTTTTTCTGCCCTATTTGTGGCAGCGTTCCCGATCCTATTGTATAACCTTTTAATTTTTTTAATATGCAAGTAACAGAAGTAACAAATGACACAGCCTACTTTGAAAGAGCATTCATGCATGGAAGCTGTAGCTATGTCATCAGAGATCTACATGGAGATTGGTATATTGAGCTGAATGACTTTAATGCCTTAGAGCATCCTGGAGAAGTGGAGCTTGACTATGAGCTCACTGATGAGGAGAAGTATGAAGTTCAGTACCTAATTGAACAGCACCTAATGGAGTATAATATCATTGATGAATTAACTGACCCAGCTAACTACTACGATGAGGATGAGTGGAGGTACACATGTTAATTGGTAGAGATTTATACTCAATGGCTGAATGGTGGATACGTCAGTCAATGGCAGGAGATAAGGGGGGCTCCTTTAATATCCCCCATTATATTGAATATTTAAAAGCTAGAAACTCATGTTTAGATTATTGTACTATTATGAATCAAGACTTGCAGAAAGTTACGAATTCACAAGTGAAGCACTTTGTTATTGGAAGCTTAACGAATTTAGAAAAGCAGGAACTCACATCTACGGACACTTTGTAATACAGAAGCCATGAAGATACCACAATTAAAGAGATGTTATATCATTGTAGAGATGTTGAATGACATGAAGATACATACCCACAAAGAGATCAGGGAGAAAGTCAATGATAAGATGGGGCAAAACTACTGCAAGAGTCAAATTGAAAAGGACTTGAGCTGGATAAAATGGAACCTGGACCTAGATGAATATTACTCATCCGGCTTTGGTATTAGACTGTATGAGCCTCTTGACTTTTGGAAGGCATTAAAAAACTATTTAGAGGTATGAATCAGCACAAAATATACAGGGTGCTAAGACTCTTGCAGCTCCTACAGGAAAAACCGAGAACAGTAATGTCAATATCCAGGTACTTAGGCACCAGTGAGAGAACAGTCTACAGATATTTTAAGCTATTTGAAAAGCTTGAGTACACTGTAAAACGAGATATTTATTACAAGTATTATATTGAGAAATTATGAATGAGGAACTATTTGAACTGAGCAAAGTGCTTAACCAGGATATCATTGATATCATTAAAACGTACAAACTAGATAGCTCCAGTAGAAAGCAGGACCTAGTTAGCAAGAGATACTACCTGTACAGCTACATGAGTAAGCATAGGCACATGACTACGACCATGATAGGAAGGTACTTCAATAGAGATCATAGTACTGTGGTCCATGGGATATCTGAACATGAGTACTGGTATAAGAATAAGGATGCTAATTACCTTAAATTTATCCATCCGGTACCTGAACTCATCCGAGCTAAGAGGTCAGATATAAATATCTTCGATGTGGATGTTATGCCACTGGATGATGAGGAAGCCAGGATAACTATCACCGGTAACTTCTCACCTAAGTTATTAAGAAGTTTTCAAGAGCAAATGACCAAAGAGGAATTATGTACTACATTTGAACTATCATAATTTTTTAAGGGTTATATACGGAGAGAGGGGAGCATTAGCTCCTCTTTTTTTATCTAATCCATGACGCTGTGTCAATTCTCTATATATACCACTCTATAAATTTAAACTATGCACACTTTAAAATTTTTGTTTTTTTATTGTCATATCGTCATGAAATCGCTAAAACATAAGCCTGCATTGGTTTATATCCATGACGCAAAACTTTTTTTATCGTCATTTATTGTCTATTCACTGTCATTTATTATATTTGTCCGCTATGTATAACCCAACAATTTCCGTATTCAGGTCCCTTTACAATTCTAAAGAGACCCCATTCAAGCTTACAGCTATAGAAGTTTATAACAGGATTAAGAATGGTAATCCCGATGTAATTAACAAAATTAACCTCATCCGAAATGGTGAAAGTGAGCACAAAAATAAGCTCATGGCAATTATGTTTAATGGCACCTTCAATGAACGCAAGGATGATGGACTAATTGAGCACAGTGGTTTGTGTATCCTGGACTTCGATAAGTATCCGGATACCAAGACCATGAATAAGGATAGAAAAAAGCTCAAGGAATGTCCGTATGTTTATATGATGTTCACTTCACCGAGTGGTAATGGACTTAAAGCAGTCATTAGAATACCACAAAGTGACAAGTATGAGCATAAACGCAGGTTCGGTGCCTTTGCTGAATACTTCCAGAGTGAGTATTTTGATTCAGCCAATAGCAATATCTCAAGGGTTTGCTTTGAAAGCTATGACCCTGATGCCTATCTCAATGAATTTGCGGATGAGTATAGCGATATCCTGGAGGATAAGGGCTACACTGTTAGTGAGAAAGCCCCAGTGCTTCCATTAACGAATGAAGATAAGATCATTGAGTTAATCATGAAGTTTAATCATGGTAACTTTCAAGAGGGTGAACGTAACCTATGGCTTTTTAAGGTAGCAGTATGTATGTGTGAGTATGGTGTAGATGAGAGAATGGCGAAAGAGTACCTACTTCAATATCAGCAACCTGGATTTGAAGCCTATGAAATCAATAACACTGTGGCTAATGCCTACAGGAGGGGTGCATTTGGTACCAAATACTTTGAGGATAAGAGCACAGTGGACAGGGTGAAGGTAAAGCTAAGAGATGGGATCAATAAAGAGGATATCAAGAGGCAGTTAGGAGTGGATGAGAATATCATTCAAAGTGTACAGAAAGATGTTCAAAACATTGATGACAAATTCTGGGAAGGTGAAGGTAACAAAATGAAGATAGTACCGATGGACTTTGCTAGGTTCCTGCATAAGCATGGCTTTGCTAAGTACTATCCTGAAAGCTCTAAGAAACCTACCTTTGTATACATCCAGGAGAATAAAGTAAACGAAAGCGGTACCGAGCTGATTAAAGACTTTGTACTCAACTACCTCAAATCACAGGGTGAACTTGACGTATACAATCACTGTGCGAAGTCAACAAATTTGTTTACTGAAAACTATCTAAACATGCTAGATAGTATTGACATGAAGATATTGCAGGATGATAGAAATGTATCTTATATCCCTTTCCTCAATGGAGTGGTTAGGATAACTAAGAAAAGCATTGACCTATTGAGCTACATTGATATTGATGGCTACATTTGGTCCGGTCAAATAATCAACAGAAATTATACCTCAATCGCGATTCACGATAACAACTTCAAAGATTTTATACATAAGGTATCAGCTCAAGATGATGTGAGAATACAAGCCATGGAGACTACACTGGGATACCTGCTTCACACCTTCAAAGATAAAACAGATCAGAAGGCTATTATATTTAATGATCAGGAGATTGATGATAACCCCAACGGTGGAAGTGGTAAGAGCTTAGTGCTTACTGCATTGAGTAATATTCGCAAAGTCATTAAGATAGATGGTAAGGCCTTCAATCCTGGAAAGAGTGATTTCGTATACCAACGCGTTAACCTGGATACTCAGGTCCTAGCCTTTGACGATGTTAAGAAAAACTTTGATTTTGAGCAGTTATTCTCACTAATCACTGAGGGTATTCCTGTGAATAGAAAAAATAAGGATGAGATCTATATCCCATTTGAACGTTCACCCAAGATAGTGATAACTACCAACTATGTGATAGCAGGAGCAGGTACGTCACATGACCGTAGAAGACACGAAATAGAGTTCTTTCAGTACTTCAACTCACAAAGAAACCCAGTGCAAGAGTATGGCCGGCTATTATTTGATGAGTGGACAGCAGAAGAGTGGAGTGCATTTGATAACTACATGCTGAATAACTTGCAAATGTACCTGCAGATAGGGTTAATGAAGTCTAAGAGTATCAATGCGGATGCGAAGCGATTTATTCAGGCAACTTGTAAAGAGTTCTATGACTTTGCTATTGACGGTAATATATCGGCTAACATTAGACACTACAATAAGAGCAGTCTTGAGGCCTTCCAGAATGATACAAACGCATTCAAAGACCTTGATAGCAAAAAGTACTTGAGATGGGTGGCATCTTGGGCTACTTACAAAGGCTATATCATGAGCAAAGATAGAGACCAACATGGCAGATACTTTGAGCTCAAGCTTCCAAAACCTGAAACTAATACTAATGAAGCACCATTCTAATGAAAAAAGAGTATAAGGCACTGCTTCATGAGCTGAAGCTTCAACGGTATGCCATTACACATCCTAATTTCCCACAAGACTATATACCTAAAACAATGTACAAAGACTCAACAGCAAATGGATTGACAAGAGCTATCTGTGATTTCATAAACTATCAAGGATACCAGGCAGAACGCATTAACACAATGGGAACAGCAAGAGAAAAAAAGACAACAGCCGGTAAGGTAATCGGGGTAACCTGGACAAAGGGCACCTCTACAGCAGGGAGTGCTGATATATCTGCTACCATTAAGGGACGTAGTGTGAAAATAGAGGTCAAGATAGGTAAGGATAGGCAGTCAGAGGCTCAGAAAAGATATCAAGAGAATATCGAGAGAGCAGGTGGTACCTATTACATAGCCAAAAATTTTGATGATTTCGTTGAATTTTTC